ATTTTTCATTTAAAAATATGATAAGAAATTACAGTAAAAGTATAACAGATATACGTGATGGTATATTAGCTATGGAAAAAATAGATATAAATGATTATTTTAATAATAATTATACTGAAGAAAATATAATCAATATTGAAAAATATATAAATAAACAAATAAATAAATGATTATTTATTATATGTCATATAATATCTTATATTATGTGATATAAATTTCTCTATCATATTTAATATTTCTAATCTATCTGTATGGTATGATCTTATTAATTTTTTTGCTTGTTCTATAGAAAACCATCCTATATTTCCTATTTCTATAGATTGTTTATAATCATTAATATTTGGTTGTATTTGTGATCCAATACCAATATAATATGTGTGTTTATAATTTATATTATTTGTACCAATAAATGTTTCTGTAATAGGAACTAATCGATCTAATATGGTTAATTCTTTTGTATTTATAGTAGTTTCTTCAGTAAATTCTCGTAATGCACATTCCAAATTAGTTTCATATTGGTTACGTTTTCCTTTTGGGAAACCCCATTCTGGCTCATTATATATGCATTTTATTGTATCAACAATATCTGCTATTTTATTATTTGTGATTATATATGTGTATTTATATAATCCCATTAAATATTCTTTATACATTTTTGCATCATTATTATTATTTACACATATTATATTTTTATCATATATATTATATGTTAAATCAATATAGTTATTATTTTTATTTTTATTTTCAATTTTACTATTATTTATATCATCAACAATATAATCATATTTACCATTCCATAAATCATGCCATAATTCATTGTAATCCATATTTTTAATATTATTTAATTCATTAGGTGTCATTTGATTTAATAAATAAATTAAATTTTCGCTATTGAGTTCATTATATTTACCTCTAATTAAATCAATATAACCGACACTATTTTTACGACATATTAATAATACTTTAATTTTTTTTGTAACAATATCATTATATATTGCCATATTATAATTAGCACCGTCATTTTTTGTATTAAATTGATTTATCACTATTGATTTTATTTTATAATTATTATTTTTATGTTTGTGTTTTTCTTTTACATTCGATATCGCATATTTATTCTTAAATGCTTCTGATAATTGTACATCAGCTATATTTAAATTTATAATACCTATGGATGTAATAGCATTTATACAACGATTAATATTATATTTATATTTGCAAAGATTTTCTTGGTATTTACAACAATTTATACAATAATTATTATGTTTTTTATAAATTTTAATATTTAAATCTTGTTGTTCATCATCTTTTGAATAATTTGTAAATTCATTTTCAATAATAGATGTTAAAGATGTCATGTTATATTACTTAATAAAAATATATTATTAGTTTTAAATTAAAAAACAAATAAAAAATATTATATATCTTGAATATAGTTTTCTTCTATTTTATTTATAGTTGTTATATTTGACTCTATATTTTCATATGTATAATCTTCATTCATATCTATTATTTCATTATCTACATTTATTTGATTATCTATAAATAATTCTTTATACATAAATTCATTTGATGCTTGTTCATCTAAAATATCATCTATATATCCTATTATTCCATATGTTTTATTACCATATATATTTTTAGTACTTTTAATTAAAATTTTGATATAATCGCCAATTTGCAGATCTACATTAGTATGTATATGATGTAAATTATTTGATTGTAATAATTTAAATATTTTATTATTATAATCTTGCATTCTTATAACAATACGAATAGGTCCATTAACTGCCATTATAATATCTTTTATTACTGTAACTTTGCCTACTATATACATACCAGGTTGAGGATTGCATACTTTTGCATTATATGTTACTTCTACAATAACAGAATCATCTAATGTTTCAGCTTGTTTTTTTGCAACATCTATTTTTAAATCATAAATATCACATATATAACCACTATTAGTGCATTTATTTTTTACTTTATCTATTAATGCTTTTTTTACATAAAAATAAAAATCAGGTGTTAATGTATATGCTTCTAATCTTACTACATCATGTAATGTCAAATTAACAAATGCGTTCATTATATTATTAATAGAATAATATTTAAATCAAATATAAAATAGTTCAATTTTTTTATATTTGATTTAACAATAAATTACTCATCAACTAATATTGATATTTTATATCCATATTGTTCTGCAACTTTTATCCATTCATCAGTAATAAATACATTCATATTAAGCTTTTCATAATTAATATATTTATTATATAAATGCAATTCATTTTCATTAAAATCATAATTTTCAGATAACAAATCCCAATTAATTTTTGTTTTATATTTTTCTAAAAATTCATTATTTAAATTACTCAACTGAGATATACTATTCCATAAATTTACACTTGTATCAAATTTATTTATTAATTTATCCAATAATTCATCTGATACATCTCTATTTTTTATTATAATTACTGCTGATTTTTCATTAATATATTCTATATATTGTATCAATGTTTGATCAGATATATGTTGTAATAAACCTATATATTCCCAAATAGGGAATTGTATATAATTATTTATAGTAGTGTTGGTGATTGATTTATTAACTGGTATATTTAATGGCAATAATTGCCATACTATTTTATCTACATGTGTTGTCAAAAATTCTATATCATATATCTGTTTTTCTGTTATATATTCCCAAACTAATTTATCTGCATATATATTCATAAAATCCATTGTTAAATTCTGTTTTTTTGATATTATCATCCAAAAATCATCATTCACTCCTTGTTTAATCAAAAAAATCAATACATTTGTATTTAAAATTTGTGTATCTACTAAATCATTTATTAAATTATTTTTTATAATAATATTTATAAATGCCGGGTTTGACGTAATTTCACTTGGTAATACTTGATATTTAAATAAATATTTAAAATTTATGTCATACAAATTATCTAATATAAATTCACATGATAGTTTTACATCATTTATACAATATTCCCAATATTCTTGATTGTCATAATTTGCTTTCATAGTTTCTTTTATTAAATTATATGAATCTGTTTTATTTGCGAGCAATTTCCATGTTAAGTCTAATATTTGTTTAGATGTTAATTTTGTGTTTGTTGTTGTAGTATTCATTAATATATATTTTATATATAAACTATATATTAATGAATTCTTTATATTAATTACAGTTTAATTTGGATTTATTGATTTAATTAAAATATCAGTAATTTGTATATATTTTTCATTATATTTATCTAATAACATTTCTATTTTCATTAATGTGTCATTGTTTAAAGAATTAATATTAAGTATAGTTCCATTATTATCTGTAGTATATGCATTTGTTTCATTATTTGAATTAATTATTAATAATAATTTTTTATGAAATCGTATTGATTTAATTTGACTAATTCTAGAACCCAATACTTTTTTTTCAACATGATTATATATTTTTTTATTATTAATATTTGTATTTGTTATATTATAGATTTCTGTAGATGATATTGTTAATGTTGCATCATTAGTATTCGTATTAGTATTAGTATTTGTATTTGTATTTGTATTTGTATTTGTATTTGTATTAGTATTAGTATTAGTATTATTTGTATTAGTATTAGTATTATTCATATTATATAAATGTATATATAATCTCTATATAATTAATATTATAGTTTTTATTATAATATACTATATATATATATTATAACCTACTATGCAAAATAATTTAGTTGATATTATAAATAGTACTTATTCTTTTCCTGATCCAAAGGACACTGATTTTCAACATAAAATTTATAACAAACGGGAATTTTATACAAATAGAATACCAATAAAAAAGAAAATGACAACATATGCAGATAAAAAGAAATATAGAGATCAAGCATGTGGTAATGAAAAAACACAATTATATACACATCAAGCATTAATTAGTAATTTTTTTAATATGGACACACCATATAAAGGATTATTATTATTTCATGGAGTTGGGACTGGTAAAACGTGTGCTGCATCTGCAATAATAGATAAACATGAGTATTTATTTGCGAATTATAAGAAAATATATATAATAGTGTCTAGTGTATTTATGAAAGAACAATGGAAATCAGAGATAATAGAAAAATGTGCTAGTGATAAATATTTAAAAGACATGGCAAATAATAGTGGATATATTGATATAGGGGAAAAAGAAAAAGCTATTAAACAAGCCAAAATATTATTAAATCAAAATATTAAAATTATGTCTTATAGAAGTCTACAAAAAAAAACATTAGGACAAAAAATTATTAAAAAAGACGAAGGTTCTACTAAAAAAAAATATTTATTAGATAATGCTGGAGAATATGAACGTGATTTAGCGGCTGATCATATTGAAAATGCAAATACATTAGTAATATTTGATGAAGCACATAATTTAACAGGCAATGAATATTATGACTCTATATATAAACTAAAAAAAAATTCTCCACATATCAAAATACTTCTACTCACCGGCACTCCTATGAAAAATTTAGCTGATGATATTATACAATTAATTAATTTATTACGACCTTTAGATGATCCAATAGAAAGAGATAAAGTATTTATAGGATATGGTTCATCAATGGTATTTAAAGAAGGAGGAAGAGAATATTTAGCAAAAATGTTGAATGGATATGTATCACATTATAGAGGGGCACATCCTCTAACATTTGCAGAAGGAGTAGAAATCGGTGAAATACCACCTGGATTATTATTTACAAAAGTAATACGATGTAATATGAATAAATTTCAACAAGCAATATATGATAAAGTTATAGAATTAAAAGATGATACTTTAGATAGAAGATCACAATCAGCGGCGAATTTTGTATTTCCAGGATTATCAGAAGATAAGAAAGAATTAATAGGATATATAGGAGAAGAGGGTATAAATATAGTAAGAAATCAGTTATCAGTGAATAAACAAATATTATTACAAAAAATAAATACTGATTTATTACAATCAAAATACAATGAAAATAATATTCAAAATATTATATATACACATAATACTAAAAAAATATTAAGTGGAAATATATTACATATTGATAATTTACATCTATTTTCTATTAAATTTCATACTTGTTTAACTAATTTAAATGAATTAGTAGATGGTAAAAAAGGATCAGGCAGTGCTTTTATATATACCAACTTAGTTAAAGTTGGTGTTGAATTATTCAAAGAAATACTTCTAATAAATGGTTATCTTGAATATATAGAATCTGATAATCAATCATATGATATACAAGATAATACACTTGATTCTATAACTGGTTTAACATATGCCAAATATAAACAGTCTAATCATAATATATTAGACTTTCATCCTGCTACATTCATGTTATTTACTGGTTCTGGTGATGATAATCAGGATGATACACCTGAAATTAAAATACATATTTTAAAATCTAAATTCAATCATATTTCAAATAAAAATGGAAAATTTATAAAATTTATATTGGGTTCTCGTGTTATTAATGAAGGTATTACATTAAAAAATGTTAAAGAAGTCCATATATTAGATGTATATTATAATTTTGGAAGAGTTCAACAAGTAATTGGAAGAGCAATAAGACAATGTGTGCATTATAATATTACAGATGAAAAAAATCCAGATCCTAAAGTATATATATATAAATATGTAGTATCAGTAAAAAATGGATTATCTAGTGAAGAAGAATTGTATTATAAAGCTGAAAAAAAATATATATTAGTAAAGGAAATAGAACGTATTATGAAACAAGTTGCAATAGATTGTCCTATTAATTATAATGGTAATGTATTTTTAGAAGAAATAGAACAATATAAAAATTGTATAACACCATATGAATATTTAAATCTTCCTGAAGATCAAAAAAAAAACCACACTATATGTCCTGCTATATGTGATTTCCAAAAATGTGAATATAAATGTCATGATGAAAAATTAAATAAACATTTCTATGATGCAGAAAATAATACATATAAAACAATACCAAAAAATGAATTAGATTATAGTACTTTTACACATAATTTAAAACGCAATGAAATAACTATAATAAAAAATATAATAAAAGATTTATATAAATTTAAACATGTATATACATTGGATGAATTATTAACACATGTTAAAAAACTATATAAAGGAGAAAAAAAAGATTTATTTGACGATTATTTTTTATATCAAGCATTACATGAACTAATACCTATAGATATAAATGATTTTAACAATTTCCATGATCAAATATACGATAAATATAATATACCTGGTTATATTATTCATAGAAATATATATTATATATTTCAACCATTTGATCAAAATGAAGATGTACCTATGTGGTATAGAACAAAATATCAAGCACAAATGTATAATGACTTTACTTTGTATAATTACTTGAAAAATATAGATAAATTCAATGATGATAGTAAAATAACATATAATAAAGATGATAAAATTACAAATAATTATGAAAATTATGATTTTACAAATATAGATTATTATGATAAAAGAGATGAAAATGATTATGTAGGTATAATAGATAAAGCTAATGTTAAACAACTAAATATTGATGAACAAACAACAGATGTATTTAAAATAAGACAGAAACGAGGAAAAATTTTAGATAAAAAGCGTGGAACAGGTATTCCTAGTTTAAAAGGCGCAGTATGTAATACAAGTAAAGATAAAGATTTATTACTTAAAATTGCTGATAAAATAGGTATTAAAAATTTAAATAATTATAAAAATAATACTAGAATTGGCATATGTGATCTTATTAAGAATAGATTACTTTTCCTCGAAAAATATGGTACCCGCAAAAATAATACCAATATCACTTATATGATTATTCCTAAAAATCATCCAATATATCCATTCCCTTATAATTTAGAAGACCGATCTACTTATATCATTAATACAATCCAAACACATATTTCTTTTGTATTATCTTACACTATTACAAATATTGGTAATGGTACTTTTGATGATATACAAAATAAATCATTTGCAAAATATAAAATTATTATTACTAATCCCGCCGATAAATTGAATGAATATAATGATCTATTAAAATCATTCAATTTTAAAATCGAAAATAATAAATGGACCACCTATATTGAATAAATTAACACATTTAAAATACATGTAAAAATGTATTACGCCCTCCTCCTTGTTGACTTTCTAATGATTTTATTTCATTAGGTATTTGTTCTGTTTTTGTTTGTTCAATTGGTACTATATTAAATGATGTTGAATCTGTTTCTGTTTTTGTTTGTTCAATTGGTACTATATCAAATGATGTTGAATCTGTTTCATTTACTTGATTTAGTGGAAAATCAGTAGTCAATAATTCTACATTGTTAGTTTTAGTGTTTGAATGTTGTTTAAAAGCAAATGCTGCTAATAAAGCTAGACCAGCTAATGTAAGTGGATTATTCATTATATTAATATAATAAGAAATTTATATAATTGTATTAATATAAAAATTGAAAATTTATTTAATTATTATGGTATATATATATTATTATATAACCTCAAATTATAAATATGGGTATTAATGGCTTAACAAAATTTCTAAAAAAATATGCACCTGATTCTTTACAAGAAATTGATATTGATGCTTTAAATGGTTCAAAAATTGCTTTTGATACAAGTATTTTAATATATCAATTTGTAATTGCTATACGCTCTACTATAAAAGATATCGTAAATGAATCCGGTAAATCTATATCTCATATACATGCTTCTATTATGAAAACAAAATCATTCATTAACAAAAAAATATGTCCTATTTTTGTTTTTGATAATAAACCACCTACTATCAAATTCGAAACTATAGATAAACGCTCCAAAACTCGTAATGATGCTTCTAATTTGTTAGAATCTATCGATTTATCACATGATGATAAAGTTAAATACTTAAAACAATCTACCAAAATTACTGCCGCTGAAATGAATGAATGCAAAGAAGTACTCACACTTATGGGAATCCCCACCATCAATAGTTATGAAGAAGCTGATCCACAATGCGCTTTTTTAAATAAAAAAAAATATGTAGATGCAGTTGCATCAGAAGATATGGATTTATTAACATTTGGAACAAAAGTATTATTAAGAAATATGACAAAGAAGAAGATATTGAAAATAGAATTAGAAGTTATATTAAAAGATTTACAATTAACATATGAACAATTTGTAGATTTATGTATATTATTTGGTTGTGATTACTGTCCAACAATTCCAGGAGTAGGAAGAGAAAGAGCATATATATTAATAAAATCGTATGGTAGTATAAATGCTATGCTAGCAGATAATAAAATAATCATTAATAAAAAAACAATAACTATTCCAAATGAATTCCGTGAAAGATATCCATTTGCAAAAGACTATTTTATAAATCCACCTATTAATAAAGATATAGAAAAATTATTAGTTTGGAATGAACCTAAATATGAAGAACTTAATAAATTATTAAAAGAAAAATATTCATACAAAAATAATATGTTAAATAATCTTGTTTTAAAACCTCTATTTTGTAATCACTATAATAATCTCATCAATAAATCATATGCCGATATCCCTACTATTAATATTAATAATAATGTCAATAATATTGATAAATTTTTAGATTCAGATGATGATAAACAAGATGCAGATATATTAGGTGTTCATGAATTAGTAAAAGTGATTTCTAATAATACAAATAATAAATTATAAATTCATTTATTCAACTAAATATTATATAATTAAAAAATAAATTATCAATCTATTATATATGAATTGTTATAATAAAATTGAAAAAGAAGTCTTAGAATGTGTTCATAAAAAAGATACATGCACACGCAATATACGCAATATTACTAATGCCACTATGGATAAAATGAATATTGGTGTGCATCTAGATACTCGTGATTTAAAACAATCTATTGTCACACACATGCCTAAAAATGTTGATCATGGTTATTATAGTATTGATGGAAAATATCATAAATTATAATAATTATTAATATATTAATTATTTAAATATTAAATTATCTAATTAAGATATGGATTTAACAAGAATCAAATTAATTAGAGATAGTAAAATAGACGAATTACAAAATAATACATATTTATAAAATTTAATTATAAAATTAGGTTTCAACACTGAAATATTAAGAGAACAACCAAAAGTAGTTGTAGATAATGGAGGTGGATTATTGATTTGGCAATATCCTAATCAATTTTCAAAATATCTTTGTTTATTAAGTAAGTAAAAAATCCAGTCTTATATCGAAATTGGTTATCGTTGGGGAGGAACATTTGTATTAACAAATGAATATTTAAAATTATTTAATAATATTACTAAAAGTGTTGCTATAGATATTATTGATTCGCCAATTCAAGAATATTGTATGGCCAATACAGAAACACAATTTATAAAAATAAATAGTCAAAATCCAATATTCAAAACTTATATGAATACTAATTATTTTGATTTAATTTTTATATATGGAGATCATAGTTATAATGGAGTTAAAAATGATTACGAAATCAGTAAAAATAATGGCAAAATATTTGTATTTCATGATATAGTTAATGATATTTGTCCTGGCGTAGTCCAATTTTGGATTGAATTAAAAACTAATGAAAAAGATATTTATGATTTTTCGAATTTACTGAACAATATAATGATGTATGGAATAATACACATCAAACATTTTTAGGTATTGGTGTTGCCATTAAAAAATTATAATAATATTTTAAATATAATTATATAAGGAATTATAATTATATTTAATTTATGGCATTTTCTGTATCAAAAAAAAAATCAAAAATTAATTTTTAAAGACTTAGGAGGATATCAAACACGCAACGTATCTACAATGTGGTGTATTCAACAAGCAAACAACAAATATAATTGGAATGATTTCAATGAAATTATTATTAATACTCAAGATTATGAAAATAATAATAATGATTATACTTATAGCAAAAAAGATAATTATAATAATTTAGTCCCTGATTTTAACTTCCATGGGTGGCCACAAGTAGGTATATTTGATTATGAAACATTCACTCAAGAGATCGACACAGCTGGTTTAAATAATTTTGAAATAAATAAAGTAGGTTGGATTGGAAACACAAATACCAATCATATGAGAAAAAAATTACTAGAAATAGGCAATAATAACAAAAATTTATTTGATATTATAGACATGTATTGGATACAATCTAATAATATACAATTTAATAGTAGTTTTTTTATATCTACACCAGAATTAGTTAAAAAATATGCTATCTTAATTGATATTGAAGGAAATGGATATTCAGGACGTCTTAAACATTTACTTTGGTCTCATAGACCTTTATTATTAGTAGATAGACCACATAAAGAATTTTTCTTTGAATTTTTAAAAGAGTGGGAACACTATATTCCAGTAAAAAGAGACTTATCCGATTTAATTGAAAAGACTAATTGGTGTTTGACAAATTATAATCAAGCATTAATAATTGCAGAAAATGCATATCAATTTAGTAAAACATATTTAACACGCGATGCATGTTACAATAAATGGAATAATGTTATATGCAATATTAATTTAGAAAAAGCAGAAAACTAATATAATATTTAATTATTAATAATTTTAGTAGTTATATAATTATATTTATTTATTAACTGATATTTATCAAATTTATCAATATCAAAATATTCTTTTTCTTTATCTGATATATTATTTATTGCATCAGTAATATATGTAAATAATTCTTTAACTATCACACTATTTATCACATTAATACAATATTCATATAATATATCTGTATTCTTTGGTTCATTATTTATAATAATATCACAATATAACTTAAATAATTCACCAAATACATCTCTTATTTCTTGTATGCATTTTTTATAGTTTTTTGTTGTTTTATTCCAACTTGATTCATCAATTTTTATATTATTTATAATATTATTATGATGAACTTCCAATGTTTTTATCATATCTTTTACATTTTCATTTAATTTATATAAAATATCATTAATGTTGTTTGCACTATCTATGAAATTACTGTTTGTAATAATAAAATATAGTCTATTTATATTACTATTCAACAAGATATTATATAATTCAAATAAATATGGTATAGATATATTATCAATAATATTATTATCTGTAAAATTAAAATGATTATATTTATATGCATGATGCAGTGGTATTGAGTTGTTATATATAGACTCACCATATAGCTGATATATAAACTGTTTATAATTTTCATCAGTTGGGTTTCCAATGTTTAAAAATGTTTTGTGTGTTAATAATGATATAATAATTATATTCAAGTTTGAAAAAATTACTTTTAAATTAGTAATAATATTATCATATGGACTTGTTTCATACATTGTTATAGCAATATTATTAATTTCACGCAATATAATAAAGTCATCACTATATATATAATTGTTATTAAAATTAATTATACGGATTTGATCATATATAATAGATATGTTATTTTCAGTTAAAATATTTTTTACTGTCGTATTGTTTTTATAATTAACAATATCAAATGTTCGTATTGTTTTATCTGCATTCGTTATATTGATATTTATATTATATTTAGTTTTTTGTGTAATTATAAAAGTCATACCTGTTATTATAGTTTTCTGTTTATTTATAGTATTCTTATTTATAGTTGCAGAATACGTATAATAATTATTTATTATATTTATAATTTTATTATCTGTAGTAAATAATGATAATGGTATATTTTTTTCAAGCAACTTCAAATCATTTATTATATTGTCAACTAATTTTGTTCTATCTTTATTAAAAATATCTTTAAATATATAAAATAATATTTCATCATCATTATTTAGAATAGGTACTTCATTAGGTAGTTGCATATTATATGTTGTTTCATTAAATTTATATGTAATATCATATCCACCACCAAACATATTATTATTAAATAATGACAAAAAATCAACATAATGTTTAAACATTTGGATTCATATATAATATAAAAATTGAAATTAAAATTCAGAATAAGTATTATTTAATAATTATAACTAATTAACGAAAATGACCACAAGCATTATTACAATATCAATGCAAGATATAATGTTAAAACAGGGCATAATGCGTCTTAATACTCAAGGTAGTGTAGGTGCAGGTAAAACTACATTAAATGAAGCATTAACACATATTAATACATTAAAATATGAGAAAGAAAGAGTACAAGGAACAACAATTAATTTGGGTTATGCAGATTTATGTATTTATAAGAATGTTAAAACAAATGAATTTATATTAAATCCAAAAGATAAAGATATTACAGATGATTGTATTTTAATAACACATCTTAGTATTGGAGATAATCCAGGACATAAACAATATACATCTGTCCTAATATCAAGTTCTAGTATGGTAGATATAGTTTTATTTGCAGTATCAGCTGTTAATGGAATAGAAGAGCAAACATTGCAACATTTGAGATGTTTTAAATTGACACATTGTAAAAATATTTGTTTTTGTATTACGAAAACAGATCTTATTTCAACAAAAGAAAAAATGAATGAAATAAAAGATAAAATATATGATATGTTAAATGATGAAGAAATAGATGAATCTATTGATCCCCCAATAATTCCAATTTCTACTATCGGTGATAAATTAAATATTGATAAAATAGTAAAATATTTGGCATCTATTAAACCAGACATTAAAACAATTGAATTGAATGCTAATAAATCTTTTAAATTTCCTATTATTAGATCATTTGATATTAATAATTTAAAAAACACTAGTATAGATAATTTTAAAGGTGGTGTTATAGGCGGTGTTATACATACTGGACATATATGTGTTAATGATCTAATAGTTATTTTTCCTGGCCGTATATTCAATAATAATAATGTTAATTATTATATGCCATATGTATCTAAAGTTATAAATATAAATACAGGTAAATCTTTAGATGTTGCTATCCCTGGTGGATTTATTGGCATAGAAACTACATTAGATCCAAAATTAACTAAATCAAATGCAATGGTAGGTCAAATAGCATTACGTATGAGTTCTAATGATATAGAACAAACATTGAAAGAAGTAGGAGGTGTGATTACGAAAACATTTATTATTAGTGATGTGGATATGTTGATGAATGTAGGAATGCAAATAAATAATATATATATATTGATGATAAATGGATTAGAATATAGAACAAAATTATTAAACATAACAAATAAAATATACATATTTGAATCATTTACGCCAACATTTTTAATACATGGAGATAAAATAGCAATTATTAGTAATGAAAAAAACAATGAATTAGATTTAATTGCATATGGTTATATTGATAATACAAATAATACTACCAATAATTATACTATACATAAACAAATTGATTTTGATGATTATATTAAAACTATTAATATTATAAATGATAGAAAAATACAAATAATAGATGATTTACATAATATACATAATGAAATAGATCAAGATGATTTTTTAAATACACAATCAATGATTGATAACTTAAAATTTAATAAAATAAAATATGATATAGATGTTCCAAATCCAACTATTGAAAAAACAACGACAAGTGTATCTATTACAAATCCAGATATTATATTTTCACTATTTACAGATGATCAAATAAAGTTGAATACAATTATTAAAGATTTTGCAACATATATTGTATCTAAATTTGTATTATTACAAGATCATAAAGTATCTATAAATGTAGAAGAAAAACGTATAACATATCATAATGTTAAAAAAACAACTAGACAATTTCATGAGCCAGAATTTCGTAGAATTCTCTATGACTATATTATAAGTAAATTTACATGTATTACTTGTAAAACTATCGGATCTGTATTTCATACAAAACAAGAAACATTATGTAAAGCATGTAAAGCTAAATTATCAAGTAAATAAAAATATAAAAATACATTAAGTAAACATATAATTAAAAGTATTAATGATCAAGATATAATAAATAGAATAACACCATATTTTGGTTATTTTGTAGCAAAAGCTATGATTGCATTAGAATTATCACCAAAAAAATTTATAAATGATTTATATTTACCTATGTGTAAAAAATCAAAAACATTATATGAACGATTTAATGGCTTCTTAAGTTTAGCTCATATATGGTCTATTGGTATAATAGAATTTATAATATAATAAATAAAAATTGAATTTTTTTTATATAATCTATATGTTATTAATTTATATTAACTACTTAATGAATGAAATTATGACGACTATAAATGAATCTGAATCTGAAAATGAAATTAAAAATATAAATGATCCTAAAATAGGGCAATTAGTGATTGTTTGTATAGAAAGTATAGATAGTAAAGCAAAAACAATGACATGTAAATTATTAGAATATGTAGAATATAAAGGAATAGTTGCTAGAGTAGAAGGCAATAGAAAAACACATAAAGCATACAAACATTTAAAAGTAAAAGATATTTCTGTATTTGTATGTAATGAAGTTGATATAAAAACCAAAACTATAATATTAAGTTATTCAGCAATAGATGAAGAAATATTAAATAAAAAAAAAAGTGATTATTTGAAATTAGAAAAAATAAAATTAATTATGTTAAAAATAGCTGCTAATAAAAATAATATACAATATGATGATATAGATATATTATTTAATAATAATAATTTGATTCAATTGCGTGATAAATATTTTAATGAAATATATAATAACAATATTATTGAAGATTTTTATGATTTAACTAATAATATGTATGAAAAGAGTAAATCATGGTCTTTTTATGATAAAAATGTTGATATGTTATTACATAAAGAATTTAAATTACCTCAATATATAGCATATATTGATTTCACATTAACTTCATATAATTGTGATGCTGTAAAACATCATAATGATATGATTACTAATATTATTACTATGATATATACTAAATTATGTGTACCAAGTGATATATTGCAGAATAATATATTAAATTTCGATGGTAAAACAATGCTAACAGGTAATATAATTAGATTACAATTTAATAGTAGTAATTTAATTAGTGAAGATATTATGGTAATGATAAGTAATGAAATAATAAATATGAAAAATATAAATTTGGATATTGGAATTAATAATATTGTTATAGAGCGCAAAAAATAACTTATTATAATTTATTTTAATTTATTAAAAACAATAATGTTAATTAATATTATATGAATACATCAAATTTATTATTAATTACTATTTTAATTTTAATAATATATTATAAGTTTAGCAATACTACTGAAAAATTTCATGTGTGGAATATACCTACACGGTGGTCTAGACCTATATATGATATTAGAGGTTATCCAAATACATATAATGATTATTATTTTTTACATAGAGGTTATGTATGGAATAATAATTATTTGAATTTAACACGTTTCCCATATTTATATGATTATTTACCTTATTGGTCAAATGGTATGATATATACAGCAGATGGTAGTTATTCATATGATAAATTTATTAATTTATATCCACAAATGCCGATTATATATTATCCAGACAATAATTTTATAGATTGGTATGGATTAGCAAATAGTGGTGTAATTAGTATTAACAAAACATAGATAATCAATAAAAATTGAATTTGTTTTGTATTGAATTATAATTAATATATATTATTAGTATATATTAATTATGTCTCAAAATACAATTAATAATGTTGAATTAGATGATACAATGGTGGATAATTTAGACGCAATGACGAAAGAAGAATTAACTTCATTGTATACAAAAATTGCAACTGAAATTAATTTTTTGATAGCAAAAGGCAAACAATTAAGTGATTATAAAAATAAATTATTAACTGCTATACATAAATTTAAACATATAACAGCTACTCATGACCAACAAAATGATGATGAAAATATAGAAGTAATTAATATTGCTAAAAAACCAGCATCTAAAGTTTCAGAAGCTAAAGCAAAAAAAAGCAAAAAATCTACTGATAATACTGAAGATGATAATTCAGTATCTATACAAGATGCAAATGTTGTAAATATAACTGATCAACCTATTATACAACCTTCTGTTCCTACTCCTGCTTCTGCTCCTAAAGCAAAAAAAAGTAAAACATTAGTAGCACCTGTAGCACCAGTTGTAGAATCTACTGACCAACAAACAAATAATATACCTACTCCACTTTCCGCTTCTGCACCTGCACCTGCACCTAAAGCAAAAAAAAGTAAAACATCAGTGGCATCAGTAGCATCAGTTGTAGAATCTACTGACCAACAAACAAATAATATACCTACTCCACTTCCCGCTTCTGCACCTGCACCTGCACCTAAAGCAAAAAAAAGTAAAACATTTGTAGCACCAGTTGTAGAATCTACTGATCAACACACAAATAATATACCTACTTCACTTCCTACTCCACTTCCTAAACCAGCACCTAAAGCGAAAAAAAGCAAAAAAACAGAAACACATGTAGATGTGAATATGTCTGATGCGCGGACGGAATAATATAGAACAGTTATTAATATTATTTAGTAATGATATTAGTAAAAATGAACCAAATGATGTAAATTTGCAAAGAGTTAAAAAAATTAATTTAGATTATATAAATTATATTACACAACTTAAAAAAAAAAGATATCATATATTAAAAAAACAAAAAAATGATGATAGCAATTCAGACACAGAATAATTTTTTTATATAAAAAAATTGATTTATATATTATTAAGTTTATATAATTATATATAAATTATATACATATGACAGATTTACAAATTGATACTGAATTACAACAATTTATAAATAATAATGATATTAATGTGATGATGGATGAATTAAATGAAGTTTTGATGGATAATAATATAATTGAACGAGTAAATATACGTGATAATTTAAAATGTTCTATAGATAAATGTGTAAAATGTGCTACATATAAATATAATAATAATCTATATTGTTGGGCACATATACGTATAAAATCAAAACCATAGATATATTATTTATATAATTTAATATAAAAATTGAAAAATTATTTAATATATAAATATAAGATAATAGATATAACTAATAATCATGTCAGCAAAAGATGCTTTATACAATATTGCACAAACATTAGCACTGCATCGTTTATCACTGTTTAATAATGATGCTAATAATATCATATCTGAAAAATTTTTACATTCTGCAATTATCTTTCAAGGAAAAAAACCACGTTTTAATGAAAATATCGCTTTAGGTAATAATAATTATAAAATTGATGGTTCATGTATTCATGCCGAAGAAGATGCATGTGATAATTTAAAAACTAAACCAAGACAACGGACATTAGAACCAGTTAATTTGTTAGTTATTCGTATTTCTACAACAGGTAAAATTATGTCTTCTCTTCCATGTATTCATTGTCGTAAAACAATGGCTCAATTTCCTATGCAAAAGGGATATAAAATTATACGTGTATATTATAGTACATCTACTGGTGATATTGAATTTAAAACTTTGACACATTTACTAGAAATGGATGAAAATTATATGACATCATTTTATAGACATAGTGGATATGATATTAAGAAATGGCAAAAATGGCGTGATTCATTTTTAGGAAAATCTAAACAAATAATAATACTAGAAATAAATATAACAATATAATAATTATATATAGTTAATATAAGTATTTCATTTATATATGGATAATTTAGTAAATATAGTATATTCTTTTATGTTTGGTGGAAGAGATATGGCTTATGATGATTCAGAAAAAAATAATAATCGCGGTATTTACCGTGTTAAATTTGAAGATAAAAATGATCTAAATAAAAAAGGAGAACCAAAAATTAAATTCAAATATTACTATATCAAAAATAATAAAGAAGTCGATAATGACACTTTAATACGTATTAATAAATTAGGTCTAGCTCCTGCTTACATCAATGTATGGGTCTCTGAAAATCCTTATTCTAAAATACAAGCCACTGGTATTGATGCAAAAGGTAGAAAACAATATAGATATCATCCAAATGCCATCGAAATTAGTACTGAAAATAAATTTTTGCGTTTATATAAATTTATAAAAGCTATGCCAAAATTAGATAATAAAATAGAAGAAGATATTAAATTGACAATGTATTCTAAAAATAGAGTGATAGCATATATGTTAAAAATAGTGAAAGAATTGAATATGCGTGTTGGAAAAGAACATTATGCACAAACAAATAAATCATATGGTATATCTAGTCTAAAAAAAACACATGTAAATATAACAGATGACCTAACTATTAAATTTAATTTTAAAGCTAAATCAAATAAACTTGTATCATATACATTAAAAGATGATATAATTGCAAATGAATTAAAATTATTATTGCAATTAGAAGGAGAAAAATTATTTCAATATATTTCACAAACCAATAATATTATAAAAGTTAATGATACAGATATGAATCAATATATACAAAATTATATTGGATCTTCTTTTACTATGAAAGATTATAGAACATATGCAGCTAACTTATATTTTATTAAAGCACTTATTAATGAAACAAAAAAAAGAACACCAAAAGATAAAAAAACTATTAAAAAAAATCTTAATTTAGCACAAGAATCAACTGCATTTCATTTAAGACATACAAAATCTATATCTAAAAAATCATATACAATGGGATTAATAAGAGATATGTATGAACAAAATCCACAATGGTTTATCAATAATAAATTAAAAAAACCTCTTACTATTTTAATTGGACTTCTAAAAATATATAAAGAAAAAATAACTAAAATACGGACTGATAAAAATATTACAGATAATACTATTATAGAAGATGATACTATTGATGATATTGATAATGATATTACCGATGATTAATATTTAATTATTTATTAAAAATTTAGAAATTATATACATCATTATTATAGTAGATATAATAGCTATATTATTATTCAGTGAAATTATATTTTCATTTATTAATTTATTTATTATTATTAAAGTAATATTAATATATAAAAAATTAGTTATATATATTTTGTGTCTATAAATTAAATGTATAATATTAATTATCAAAAAACATATAAATAATATAAATAAATGTATATTAAAAAATTGTTTCATAATTATACATAAAAATAAAATTGTTGTTCTATTTACATTATTTAAATCCAATATTTTCGCATTTATAAAACAATGTGTTAATATTATAGAATAACATGTATATAATAATAAATATACAAATGATATATTTATATTCATATATATATTAATCAATCCTAATGCATAATACAATATATTAATATTATCAAACATATATATTCACATAATTATATATTGTTTAAATTACCATTATATTATATATATCATGGTATAATATATATAATACATATATGAGTATTACTGAATATCATTATAATATATTGAAAAATAATATTAATATAAAACTATATATTGACTATAAAAACTATTTTACAAAATTAGATATTTTTAAGTTAATTGAAAATAAATATAAACTTCTAGATATAAAAGAAGCAAAAAAACAGATAAAAATAGATAAAAATTATATTGAATCATTTTTTTTTACTAGAATAAATAATGAATTATATGATAAAACACCACCATATCATGCATATAAAAAAATAAATATTGAACAAATTGAACAAATTTATGGAAAACTTATACATAAACATATCCCATATATTAATGATATTATACAAATTATTAATAACCGTATCAGTTATATTGACCATACATACAATAAAAAAATAACTTCTGATAACAAATATATATATATACATAATTTAAAAATAAGATTAGATGATAGAATTAGATTTTTATTAAATTATGCAACAGAAATGATTAATAAATATTCTAAATATAAAGAAAAAAGTAAAATAATAAGTTTAAAATTAGTAGTTAGATTATTATTAAGATATGCTGGTTTAGGTATTACAGGAAATCAATGTTCTATAACTACTAGTATATATAATTATTTATATGAAAATATGAATGTAAAAGGCGAAGGTTATTGTTCTCCATTAAATTCAAAATTAATAGAAAAAGATAATACTATTATATGTACTATTTTTAAAGATACTGATAAATATTTCAAAAGTGTCGGCCCATTTAATGAAAATATAATGTTAAAAAATAAACATATAAATTGGTTATTAAATCCACCATTTTTAACATCAGCGGTAAAAAAATCAATACAAAGTATAGAAAAAACATTAACAGCATGTTTAACAGATATGATAATAATATTTGTTTTGCCTGAAACTAAATTATTATACAAAAAATCTGAAATTCTATATAGCAAATATTTATATGGTTATATTAATAAAACTGAAATAAATATAATAACAGAAAATAAAATTATTCCACGTAATAATACTTTACAATATTTTGTATGTAATGGTATATATAGCCATAATTTTGAAAATATATATATGTTATTTTATACTAATAATAAAAAAATAAATATTAATAATCATTTATTACATATATCTAATTTATGGGGAAAAATTATAACTGAACCACTACAACAAAGTTTCTTTAAAAATCCTACTATTATAAATACATCATTATAATTCAAAATATATAACTATATACTATATATTAATTAATTTTCCCTAATTGTACATCATAAGGATTATCATTTTCTATAACATTAATATTATTTAAAATAGCATGTATAAAATTAAATATACTAAATAATTGTATATAATCATTACATCCTATATTTAATTTATGATCTATTTCTGATAATTTTTTAAAAATATACATTTTATTCGTGTCATTAATAGTTGTTGATTTTAAATAATATATATATACATGATTTATTATTTCAATGCAATTATAACCATTTAATAACAACTCATGTGTTTTTAATGATATTTGTTTTATTGTATTATATGTAATTGGTTGATGTAATATTATTAATAATTCGTTTAATATATACATTGGTACATCACCTAATATAGACGCTATTTTATCTATAGTAATAGATTTAATATCTGTATTATAACATAATCGTTGAAATAAGGTAATAGTTTTACGCATATCACCTTTTGTATATGTATATATATAATTATATATTTCATCAGATATTTTAATATCTTCATTCATCTCTTTTGTTAAGATTTTAGACATCATATTTACCATATCATCATATGATATTGGTAAAAAAGTAAATTTACCACATCTTGATTTTAATGGATCTATTATTTTCGTAATTTGATTACATATTAATATAAATCGCGTGTATTCACAATAATCTTCAATAATACGTCTTAATGCAAACTGAGCATCTTCTGACATACTATCTACTTCATCTAATACTACTAATTTAAAAGGTGGTATATTAATATTATAAATAGATGTATTAATAGCCAATGTAGCAAAATGTTTTATTTTATTTCTTACTATATTTATTCCACGTTCATCTGATGCATTTAATTGTAATACACGTTCTTTTTTAAGATTAATATTTTCAGTTAATCGTTCTATTGCTGTCCATTCAGGATGATCATCTTTTTTATATGTAAAAAAATTATTTATTATTATTTCTGAAATAGTTGTTTTACCA